TTTAAAAGCCACGACGTTAAAGACATTTTTTGAGGTTTGCGATCCACGATTGATACGAAAGTATAACAAATCAGAGAACTTGATCACTATGATCAACGGACACGAGATCTACACTTGGGGATTGGACGATATCGAGAAGCTCAAATCATTGGAAATTGGATTATTTTGGATAGACGAAGTGAATGAGGTGGACGAAAATACTTTCAACGTTTTGAAAGGTCGTCTGCGAAATAAGAAACACAAAAAGCGTATTGGTCTTTTAACAAGCAATTCCGAGGGTAAAAATTGGACGTATAAGCAGTTTGTTTTGGGAAAGGGTGTTAGGACACAGGCGGATCTTGATAAATACTGGATCATTAAAGCGCCTAGCACCGAAAATACAAACTTGCCGGACGATTATCTCGATGTGCTTAATTCGTACACGGGTGATCTGTTCGATAGATATGTCAAAGCGAGTTGGAATGTGTTTGAGGGTCAGATATTTCCTGATTTTCATAGAGAGGTTCACGTCATACGCCCGTTTGCAATCCCTGAACACTGGAAGCGAGTAGGTGGAATAGATCACGGAGAGCGCAACCCTAGCACGTTTGTGTGGGCTGCAATCAGTCCAGCAGGTGATATTTACATTTACAGGGAATATTCATTGGCTGGTGAGAGCGTTGATAAGCACGTCAGAAACATATCTGAGCTGAACAAGGGCGAAAGACTAGACTATATAGTCATAGATCCAAGCACAAAGTCAGTTCGTGGGATTAGCGGAAAGAAGATCGACGCCGAATATAAAGAAGAATGGGAAAAGGTTTTTAAATATAAAATGCCACTCCGGTATGCCAACAATGATGTAAAAGCTGGAATATCAAGGCTGCACAAGTATTTCAGGATAGATCCGGAACGCAAGCACCCGGTCACAAAGCAAAAGGGAGCGCCAAGAATATTTTATTTCTCGACTTGCCCGATGAGCGCCGATGAAACCGAGGGCTACAAGTGGAAAAAGGTGAGCAGCGCCAACGAGAATGATCCCGATGAAGCGCCAAGAAAGAAAGACGACCATTTGCTCGATCCGATACGCTACATCACTATGAGCCGACCGGATATCACAACAGCAGGAGCGATCAAGAACCACACCACAGAGGCAGAGGATCGCAAGAAAGACCCACACGGTCAATTATTGCCCGAAGATCTCGCAAATCATCATAAACAACGTTTCAAGAGTGATTTTATTGATTTAGATAATTAAAACTATGGCTGACGACATACACAAGCAAAGTCCAATTCAAGAAACCAGCGCGTCACAGGCTGATCTTGATATTGAAAATGATTCTGATGAGCTTCTAGCGCAGAAGATTGAGCTTCGTTTAGGCGAGGGCAAAGGTCTTTATGACGCGATAATGAAAGAAGTTCAGGAAAATGAGCAGATCTTTATGGGTAATTTTGACAAGATATTCAAGACTGATCTTGCCACGTACAAATCAAAGGCTGTTTTGAATAGAATTTTCTTGACGATCCGTAATATGGTCGGACTTGATACTGACAATATTCCAAAGGTTCAGATGATACCGTCGAAAGATACGCCACCGTCCGTGAAAAAGGCTGAAAAGGTCAAGAACGCCATTGAATACGGCTTTATCCGTGTGAATTTTATGGATATGATCACGCAGTGCTTGTTTGATACTCGCATTAAGCGTGACAGTTTCGGACGTTGGTTTTGGAATTATGACAAAAACGACTTTGATCTTGAACCAGTGATGATTGAGGAATTGACATTTAGTTCCGAGGGCGTATCAATCCAAAGCGCCGAATGGCTTGTTTATCACCCGTTGAAGAACCGCAAGTGGTGGAAAGACAATTATCCTAATTTCTATGATCAGATCGCGTTTGAAAACGTGAAGCCTACCGATTACACCGGTAAAGGCACAGGAAGTTCCACGCCACAGACCTATGGACGCGGCACAGTGGCTCGTTTCTATGCTTATTGGGAGAATGATATTGTTATTGAAATGGTTTATGGCAAGAATGGAGATCGAATTATATTGAGAAGAAGCAAAAATCCGTATTACGAATACCGCGATCCATTTTTACAGGTGCAAGATTGGGCGCAAATGGCACGACCGGAAGCGTATCAGGCAGCAGAAATGACAGGTATGCCAATGGAGCAAGCTTTGCCACAGGTACTTGATCCGGCTGATGTTCAAAATTTCAAGCCGATTGTGAACTTTTTGAGTGAACCGCGCAAGCCGTTTGTTCAATTCCCGTCAATGAAACTGCTCGGAAAGCTATATTCTAGTAATTTAATGGCGCAAGCAAAGGAAACTTTGATGAGTTACACCGGCAAGAAGCGTCAAGTTGCTGATAATCTCCGAGGTTGCAACACAAAGATCGTGGTTGATAGCAATCAGTTCAGTGAAGAAGAAGCAGCAGCGATCAATAATGAGCCTATGCAAGTGATCAGAGCTGATATGAGTGTTGCCGGAAAACCTGTTCAGGTTGTCGCACCTACTTTTCCGGAGCTTCAAGGAGTATTACTGGATATGAACCACGATGAGAAGTATATTGATGATCTTTACGGACATCACGAGATCTCACGAGGCGCTGGAAAGGCAAATACGCTAGGTCAGGACAAGCAAAATGCAGAAAGCGACCGCACACCAGTCCGTATGCAGTCAAGAGCCACAGAGAGCGCAATCAAAGAAATCACCGAGGGTTGGATTCAATTGATGAAGATGTTTTATACGGAAAAGCATTGGGTGAAGAAATTGGGAGGCAAAGACGGAGTTGAAATGTCACAGATCATAAATCAGGACATTGAGGAGGGTATCGAGCCTTTGATCGTTCCGCAGTCGATGATGAAGATCGACAAAATGCAAAGAGCGCTTACACTTTGGGCGCAAAAAGCACTTGATCCGTACACATTGTTCAAGGAAATTGAAATGCCAAACGCCAAAGAGCTTGCTGATAGGTTGATGAACTTTCAAAAATTTGGAGTTATTTCAGATCAATCACCGGAAGAATTGGCGGCTGATATGGCAAATTCAGGAGAGGGCGACGGTACGAATAATCCGATTGAGCGCGCTGATAGCGAAAACAAAGGATTCCAAAACGGTCAAGGAGATCAGATTCCACCGACGCCGAAAGAATTGGTTACGCGAGAACACGTTGCACTTCATTTTGACTTCTACAAAGATCCGAACAAGAAAATGGAGAAGCGCGATATGGACTTGCTCGAAGCTCACGCCACTGTTGATAAAGCTACATTGGCAAGCAATATGACTGAAATGGCTGTTGCCGGCGCTAGAGGTCAGATCAAAGAGGGTATGGCAGCCAAGCAAAAAGGAAAGCCAGCACCAAAGCCAGCAGCTAAACAACCAATTAAAAAATAACATTATGTCTAAAAGCGGAGTAAGTTCAAAGATGTATGAGGGGTTGGAAAAGCCTGAAAATCCCTCGATCCATATGAGAGTTGAGGAAAGTATGCTTCCTGGTATCAAGGAAATGAATATTGATGAGGAAGTGGAATTTGTGGTCAAGGGCAAGGTTAGCTCGATTGAGAAAAATGATTATGACGGAGGTAAAATGTGTTGTTCTCTGAAAATTACATCGATTAAGCAAAAATAATGTTTGTTGATAGGTTGGGCGCTATGAGTTGGAGAGCGCCTAACCATTGAGTAAATATTAAATATTGTAAACACTATGGGTCAAAATGAACCAGAGATCCCGGAAGTTCCGGTGCTGACGAGGCGAAAAAGGACGAGGCAAGCTCGACCGTAAGCCAAGAGCAGTATGATCAACTTGTAGAGGGTTGGAAAGAAGATCGTGAATATTTTCAGGGCGAGATCAAGAGGCTTCGCACCGAGGCGTCTGACCCTACGTTCACGAAACAGGAGGAAGAGTTGTTAGCTGGGATTGATGATCCTGATGAACGAGCTGAAAAGAAGTTCGAGTTCAAGCAAAAACGTAAAGACGCTGTCAAAAAGATAGAAGTCGAAGCTATAAAAAGCGATATACGTTTCAGAAAACGAACAAGTTCAGAATTCAGAGAAAATGAAAAGGCAATCATTAAAGTCGCTTCTGACTATGATTGCAAGGATCTTGATCAGGCAACGCTTATTTGGAGAGGCTTGAATAGAGATAAAGCCGCAAAGGATAAGCAATATAACGACGATCGCAAAAAAGGCGCAGACG